CGGCTGGAGCCAGCGACCGCAACAGCCCGCGCAGCCGCCGGCGGACGATCCATGGGCCACGCCGCCGGCCGACCAGTCATCATTCGGCGGGTCCGGCACGAGCGGCGAACCGGACTTCTAAAAGGGAAGGAAACGAATCATGAGGAAAACGGAACAACAGGCGCTCATCCCACAGGAGGCCACACCCGACCTGCTCATCGACCTCATCGGCAAGACCCAGCAGATCACCAAGGCCGCGGCCGGCGTGCTCAAGGCATGCCGCACCTGCATGGACACCAGGACCAAGAAGGAATACATCGAGAAATGGGGCGGGATCCACACCGTCACCGAGGCCGTGTACGACTGCGCCGACCTCGCGCAGCGCATCGTCGACGCGGGGCTGGCGATGGAGACCATGTGCGCGAAGCCGGCCGGCAGCCGTCAGATGATCCTCATCGACGACCTGCGGCGCAGCCTCGACATGGAACACGTCGATCCGGACACCGGCGAGATCGACTGAACCACGAAAGGAGCAAGGGAGATGTGGTTCATCATCGACGATCAGATGGCCGACGACAGGCGCATCCGCCGTCTGCCGCTCGCCACGGTCGGCCTGTGGGTCAAGCTGTGCGTCATCCATTCCAAGGGCGTTTCGATGCAGTCCAGGGATCCGAACGCGTATCCGGGCCGCTTCGACAAACTGGACCTCAAGGACGCCGGCGGCACCATGAAACAGCTCCAGCAGCTCATCGACGCCGGCCTCATGGAGGAGCATGACGGCGGCTGGCGTCCCGTCTACGCCGAGGGCATCTGCAAGGAGCCCAAGACGCTCTCGCCGGAGCAGCTCGAAGCGCGCCGCAGGGCCGGAAGCAGGGGAGGACGAAGCAAGGCCGCCAACCGGAAAGCCAAGCAAACGTCTGGCAACCTGCTAGCGAACGGGGAGCAGGACGGTAGCGAAACGTCTGGCAACCTGCTAGCGAACGGGGAGCAGGACGGTAGCGAAACGTCTGGCAACCTGCTAGCGAACGGGGAGCAAGACGGTAGCGAAACGTCTAGCAAGTTGCTAGCAAACAGCCAAGCAAAAACGTGGCATAAAACCGATACCTATACCGATATACCCTTCCCGACCCCTCCCGCCGGCAAACCGAAGCAAACCGGAACCGAACCGCCGGACGCCGGCTACGAGCGGCTCGCCGAAACCTATCCCGGCACCGTCGGCACGAAAGGCCGCAAACCCGACCTCGAAGCCCGAAGCCTGTACGCGAAAATCGCCGAGAACCCCGCCCAGCTCGCCCGACTCCAATCCGCCGTCCGCCGATACCAGCGAGCCGTCAACGACGGCCAAATTCACGCCGGCCGCATCCCACGGCTCAACACATGGCTCCGCGACCAATGGCAGACCTGGGCACCCGAACCCACCACACCAACCCGACCACACCGCCACACCTGGGACTGCGAACACGTCCACCGAATCATGGACCCCCACGAAAACGAATACGACCACACCGGCAGCCTCAGAGACGGCCATCCCAGCGAATGGTGGCAAGCATGCCAGGCATGCGCGGAAAACCTCAACCAACAGACCAGCAAGGAGAAGCAATGAGCGACTACCAGAGCAACCAGATCAAGCTCATCAACACGAGCCTGATCGACCCGCACCCGGACAATCCACGCAAAAACATCGGCGACGTGTCCGACCTCGCGGCCAGCATCAAGGCCAACGGGCTCCTCTCACCCCTGTCCGTCGTACCAAACGGCAAACGCTACAGGGTCATCGCCGGCCACCGCCGCCTCGCCGCGTGCAAACAGGCCCGCACCGGCGCCGTGCCCTGCTTCGTGCTCGACCTCGACCCGCTCCAACAGCTCGAAGCCATGATCACCGAGAACTGCCAGCGCGAACAACTCACCGTCCTCGAGGAAGCCGACGCCATCCAGGGCATGCTCGACCTCGGCGCCACCGCCGCGAGCGTCGCCCACAGGCTCGGCCGAAGCGACGACTACGTACGCGACCGCAGCAAAGCCGCCAGCATCCCCGCCGAAATCCGCCGGACCCGCAGCGACTTCGACCAGCTCACCATCGGCCAGCTGATCGCCATCAGCCGATACGACGGCCAACCGGACCGTCAGGAACGCCTCGCACACGCCGCCGGCACCTCGAACTTCGACTACATCCTCCACAACATCGAACGCGAGGACCGCGACCGCCGATGGCTCGAATCGGTCGCCGCGCTCCTCGGGGACGAAACCAACGGCCTTAACCTCATCCCGGAACCGGAAAAACCGTTCAACGACCCCGAATGGCGTTACGACGGCTGGGTCGGCGCGGCCTCCGGCACACCCGAAGAGACGCTGGAGTACCTCCGGGAGCAACAACCCGACGCGGTCTCCATCCACGAGGAGACCCGCCAGATCTACCTGTGGCACCGCCGGGACCGGGCCGCCGCCTGCGCCGAGGAGGAACGACGGACGCTCGAACGGGCCGAACGCGACGCGAGGATCCATGCACTCGAGGAATACGCCGCCGCCTCCGCCGCCAAACGCATGGCATGGCTGCACGCCAACCTCCACGCCATCAAACGCGCCAAGCTCGTCGAAACCACGGCAAGGCTCGGACTCCTGCAACTCGTCGACCCGGACCCGGACGGCTTCACCAAGGCGCTCTCCACATGGGACGACGTCAACTGCGGCCGCATGGAATACGAGAAGATCACCGGCATCCCCGCCGCGGACGCCCCGCACGCCGCCCACACCAGCCTGCAGACCTCCGACTGGCCACCGGAGGCCGTATCCATCCTCGCCAGCCGCATCGAATGGTTCATCGAACCATCCGACTGGTCCGACCAGGGCGACATCGACATAGCGCGCATCATCATCGACTACTACCGGATCCTCGAGGACCTCGGCTACGAGCCGGCCGACGACGAGACCAACCACCTCGACCGGCTCGTCGCCAATATCACCGAAGCGGCCCAGTCCGACGACGAAGACGAGGAGGCCGACGAATGACCAAGGAACGACTCGGCCGACTCGCCCAACTCCTCGCCGACACCGCCGAAACCGCAGCCACCATCGAACTGCGAGCGCTCGCCGACGGTGAGTGTGATGGCGGTATCGCGGTGATGGCGTCTGGTTTGAGGGCGAATTGTTCGGCGTGCATGGTTTTGGTCGATGCCCTGATGCGGGAGGGGGTGTCTTGTGGGTGAGTTCGAGGAATCGAAGCGGATTGCTCTGGAACGTCAGGGGTGGCATTGCCTCCGATGCGGCGTGAATATCCATGATCCGGCTCGTTGGCCTGGGCGCAGTGGCCATCATAGGCAGTTGCGTCGTGCGGCGGATCCGGATGTGCGACACAGTCCGGCGAACATCGTCGAGTTGTGCGGCAGCGGTGACACGGGTTGCCATGGGTGGGTCCACCGGCATGTGGCGGAGGCGGAACGGCTGGGGCTGATCGTGCCGTTCGGCATGGATCCGCTCGCCATTCCCGTGCGTGACTGGCGGGGGAAGTGGTTCCGGCTCAACCAGGACGGGACGGCCGTCGCACTCACCCAGACCGAAATCATCCTCCTCCAGACGAAAGGAAACCAACAATGAGCGAAGAAGCGACCAAGCCGGACGTGCTCCTGTGGCTGGACTTCGAGACTACCGGCATCGATAGGGCGTCGTCCCTCCCGTTGGAGGTCGGCATGGAATGCACCGACGTGCTGGGCGAACAGTCGTATGGTTCGCTGCATCGCATCATCCGCCCGGCCGGTCTGGACCTGTTGGACATGAGTCCGATCGCGTTCTCGATGCACACCGACAACGGGCTGCTGTACGAGTTGCTGAACGGCTCGCGCAACAACGATGGCGTGGGCGTCGTGGCGAATGCGGTGGAGGAGTACCTCGACTCACTCTCGCAACGTTTCATGCTGGTTCCGGCGGGCACGAACGTGGATTTCGACCTCGATTTCCTCAAGCGTCTGAACCTGAATCCGGACGCGTGGCTGAGCTACCGCAAGTTCGATCTGACCACATTGCGCCGCTATCTCACGTTCCTGGATTGTCCCGAGGACCCGTACAAGGGGCATAACGGCTCGCACAGGGTGCGTGATTGCATCCGTCGCGACATCAACGACTACCGGTGGTACCGCGAACTCCTGAAAGGGGCATGGTGATGAATACGATCGCCGTGGCGCTCCTGCCGTTCGGCGTGATCATCCTGACCGGCTTGACCGGAGGCCGGCCATGACGGTCCAGGCGCACACGGCATGGCGATACCGGAATCCCGCCGACCTGATCGGCCGGCGATGCATCGCACTCACCCGCATGGACGTCACGTTGGACGGCACACTGGACCTGATCCGGTTGAGCCCGGTCCACGCGGTCCTGAAATACCAGGGCATCGGCCTGCACATCATCGACTGCGACCTGCGCCACCACACGAACAAGCCCGCCGACGGCATCCGGACCGTCATCATCACGGAAAGCAAACCATGAAACACATGAGAAACATCATCCATCCGCACATCAGGAAATGGCACAAGACCAGCCCATGCCCATACTGCGGCACAAGGAAACCCAACATCGAACGCTACGCCCGAATCATCGGAGCCACGACCCGCTTCTTCTGGATCGCCAAATGCCGTGGATGTCCGAACGCCATCTGGATCACGACCCCGGACGACGACATCAAAACCGCAATACGCGGATGGAACCGATACGCCAACGGAGAATGGCGCAAGCGATAGGAGGAAACCGAAATGAAAAGAAAAACCAGGATGGCGCCCGCCGCCAATAGCGAGAAACAGGACGCGCGGAACCCGTTCCAATGCCGACGCGACGAACTTGTCACGAGTGACATGAATGAGGAGGATAAGGCCCTCAACGGACTCATCGAATGGCTTGGCAAGGAACGCGATGACGTACTGCAATGGCGCGGGAAGGACGGGAAAGGCCTTGTCAACGATATGGTACGGCCAGTTGATTTTTGCACGCATGAGGCGAACGTCTACGCGCGCGTGATTCGTCACTGTGAATCCATGCTCGGTCATGGCGGGCCAATGCCCACGGGAGTGAAAGCAAGGGGTGTGAAATGAGTGGGAGACGCAATCTGGCGGCGGCTCATGCCGGGTACATGGCCTGGGATCCGCCGGAGGTCCGTTGCCGTGGATGCGAGTGCCGCTTCGACTCATGGCGGGAGTTCGGCGAGCACGTGGACAGGCTGCTCTCGGCCCCGCCGCGGTCCAGTGCGCAGGCCGTGAAGGACGTGCTGGCCGACCATCTGGGTGACTTCGGCTCGGAAGGCGTCCTCGAGCCGTGCATCAACGCCCACGGCCGCATCGTTTGCGGTTGCGGCTGGATGACGAAGGGCCCGGACGTCGAGGACTGGTATGGCCATCTCGCCGCCGCGATGGAAGACGGGCTGGACAGCGTGGCCGTCGAAGCGGTCGGGGGACACGCGACCGATGAGCCGGGCGAGTAAGGGGACGGGTATGGAGGATAGGATGCTCAGATCCCGTGAGGCCGCGCGGATGATCGGGATCTCGCCCAGGACGCTGGCGAAGTGGCGTCACAGGGGCGTCGGCCCACAATGCGTGAGATTGGGATACAACCTCGTGGTCTACCGACTCTCGGACATCGACGCATGGATACGGGAGCATGAGGCATAGAAAAGAGCCCACCGTCTCCGGCAGGCCCTGGCATCACCACCAACCAGCCTACACCACCGGAAGCGGGAATCGAACAAATGAACGAACCAACCAACGAATCCCAACCAACACCAAACCAGACACAACCAGCACAAACCAACCCAAACAAGCCAGCGCTCGCCGGCATGTGCCAAGTGTGCGGCGGGGAGTGCAATCTTCACAATACGCTGTGTGACAAGTGTGATGCCGTAATGAGAGGATGGCTCCGCGACTATCCGTCATGGATCCAAGCCCTGCGCGAGTTCCTGGACAGCACCGCACATTATGGTGGCCATCAGCCCGGCCGGACCAATTTGGCCTCGGCTCCGACGCCGGTCAGGTTGTCTGTGATTGACCATCTGCAGGAGATCGATGATCTGGCCGTCGCTCTTTGGCGACGGTTGTATGCTCCGTCTGCCATGCCGTGGACTGATAGCAGGATTCATCCGTCCGTATCGAAGTGCCTGAGTGTTTGCACGGATTGCGATCGTCTTTCACGATTGCCGGACATCGGTTTGATTTGGCATGACTGGGAGGGGTTGGCTCGTAAGACGCTGGGCATCATCGACGTGCCGCCATCCAGGCACGGCATCGGCAGGTGCCTGAATCCTTTGTGCGGTGTGGAGTTGACCGCTGAAATCGGTGCGGTAAGTGTTAACTGTCCGGTGTGCGGCAACACTTATCGCGTGGTCGACGTGCGATTGGGATTCCTGCGGGAGTGCATCGAATCAGGCAGGGCGTTCACGGCGGGGGAGTGCGCGGAGCTGCTGCGCGAGTGTGGCTTCCAGTGCAGCGTGAACACGATCTACTCGTGGCGCAAGCGTGGCAGGCTTCAGCCGACCGGCAGCAACGACAAGGGACAACCGCTGTACCGCCTGTCCGACGTTCACGCGCGCCTCGCTCGCCATGACGTGATTTGACCTTTTGCGAAGTGCAAGGCAGAATTGTCAGTGGATTAGAGGGTTCAAACCGATACACACGGTTTGGACCCTCACTTATATCCGCCAATGGATTCCCCTAACTCCCTCTGGTAAGTCCCGTCCTGTCCGAGAGGCATATCGGACACGCCTCAGCCTGTGGGCGCGACCTGAAATCGCGTGCGTACCGGGCTCCAATCGCGTAATCCGTTCAGGTCGGATTGCGGTTCGCCTTCGTAGGAACCAGTGGTGGATCGTACCGGCCGCGGATCCCTAACGGATCCCCTTCCTCGCGGCCGCGTGTGTGAGGGTCCGAATCCCGGCGAAGGCGTCCCATGCCACCTGACCCCGATGAGTGGATGGCGGTGGATGCGCAATCAGATGAACTGGAACAGCAGTGACAGGAGATTCAGGCTCCCCGACGATTGGGAGAAGCGCAGGGCCATGGTCAAGGCTCGTGCTCATGGACGCTGCGAAGCAAGAATCCACGCGAAGGATTGCGATGGGATCGGGACCGATTGCGACCACATCGTTCCCGGAGACAATCATTCGCTGGATAATCTGCAATGGCTGAGCTATGCTTGCCACAAGGCGAAGACGGCGCTCGAAAGCGCCGAAAGGAACAGAAGATACAAGAAATTGAGAAGTCATCCGAATGAACGACACCCGGGCCTGATCGGCCGATGAACGGGTGACGATGCCGGTGGGGGAGGACTCCGCCGGCGTCTACCCTATAACCGCCGATAGCAACTCAGGTCATACATACGCCTTTCCGTCCCGTTTTTCGCGGTCCCATGTTTTTCCGACCATTCGTCGAGATGACCCCACATATCCCGGTCCACGCGCCGCACAGGCATGGCGCAGCGTTCCCCCACGCCTTCCGGTGATTCTCAGACAAATGTTTTTTTACTGATGTCACGAAATAATAAAAACCATTGGAAATATTGACATTCGGCGTTTTACTAGAGAAAAACAAATATAATGGGGAGCGTGAACACCTGCGAAACATGCGGAATCGAGCTCCCCGAACAGACCGGACGCGGCAGACGTCGCCGTTACTGCTCCGACGCATGCCGCAAACAGGCCAACCGCAGTAAACTCACCCCTCCGGCGCGCATGGCGATGGCGGACCGTTGGGTCAGATGGCGCAAGGTCGTCCGCGGCGACGGAACGACGAAGATCCCGCTGACGATAGACGGGACCACGGCCTCCAGCACCGACCCCGGCACATGGAGCACGTTCGGGGCGGCCGAGGCATCCACCGTGGGCGACGGACTCGGCTTCGCGCTGGGCGGCGGAATCGCCTGCATCGACCTCGACCACTGCTACGACTCGCGCGGATACCTCGCCGACTGGGCCAAATGCCTCATCGCACCGGTCGAGGGAAAGACATGGATCGAGATAAGCCCCAGCGGCGACGGCCTGCACATCTGGGGACTGATGCCGGAACGCACCGGAATCAAGGTGCGCGGCATCATGAACGCCGAAGCCTACAGCCAAGGCCGCTACATCACCGTCACCGGACGCACGTTCCGCGATTCGCCGGCCAGACTGGCCGACCTCACGTTCCCCTTCGACCTGCTCGACAGGCTCAGATGACCTTATGAACGGAGGAAGCATGGCCAAGGACGCATCCTCCCACCGCCTGCCGGCCGGACTGATCAAAAACGGCCGCGGCCAAAGGCTCTGGCACGACATCACCGCGAAATGGGAGCTCACCGAAAGCGAATACCGCACGCTGGAGAACGCCTGCTACACCGCCGACCGCATCGGACGCATCCGCAGGGCCCTCGGCGACGAGCTCACCACCGAAGGAAGCCAGGGACAGCTCGTCGTCCACCCGCTCCTGCCCGAACTGCGCCGCGACGAGACCCATCTGGCCGACCTGCTCAAACGAATCGACATGCCGGAACCCGAGGAACAGTCGGAAGATGCCTCGTCCGACGGCGGCAGGTCCAGCCAGATGCGTGCCACCGTCAACAGACGATGGCACGACAGCAAATGGGAGAAAGCCTACGGCTGATGGCAAGACTACGCAGCAACCGGAAGGCCGCCGCGTTCATCCCAAGCCGCGAAAGCGAGATCCGCGGAATCGCCGACTGGTACCGTTGCATGCTCGCCGACGAGCCCGCACCGCAATGGAACACCAATCCGGTACTCATCGGCCCGACATGGCGTCGCGACGGGAACGGCTGGGTCCTTCCGCAGGCGACACTCGGCTGGCGGTTCCTCGGATGGAGCGGCTACTGGCTGCGCGACTCCGCCAAAGGACTGCCGTGGAAATGGACCAGCGAACAGGCGAGGTTCTGGCTGTGGTTCTGGGCGTTGGACGACCATGGACGCCCCCTGCACGACAACGCCGTGCTGCAGCGGCTCAAAGGCTGGGGCAAGGACCCGATGGCGGCCGGAGGCGCGTGCGGCGCATGCTTCGCTCCGTTGACGTTCGACCATTGGGACCCCGCGAGCGGCGATCCGATCGGCCGAGACGAGCCGAACGCATGGGTGCAGGTGTGCGCCGTCAGCCAGGAACAGACCAAGAACACCATGAAACTCCTGCCGGGACTCCTGCCGGCGGCCACACGCAAATACTACGGCATCCAATTGGGCAAGCTCAACATGTACGCGATGGGCGACAGCCGGCAGATCGAGGCCGTCACCAGCTCGCCGCTGGCGTTGGAAGGAGGACGACCCACCTTCGTGATCCGCAACGAGACCCAGAACTGGAACTCGTCCAACGGCGGCAACGACATGGACGGCGTGCTTTCCGGCAACGCCGCCAAACGCGAGGAAGGCGTCGCGGTCAAGATGCTCGACATCTGCAACGCCTACCGTGACGGCGAGGACAGCGTCGGCCAGAAGGTACGCGAGGCATGGGAGGGCACCCAAGGCGATCCCGACAGCGACGACGAGGGCAAACGCCCCAAATACCTCGACTTCGGCCTGCTCTACGATTCCCTGGAAGCCGCTCCCGACAGCCCGATGAGCGAGGACACGATAGGCAGGGTCATCGAGGACGTGCGCGGCGACAGCACCTGGCTGTCCATCAGCCGAATCGGCAAGGAGATCCTCAATCCGAAGAACCCGGTAAGCGAATCACGGCGCAAATGGTACAACCAGTCCACGGCACCCGAGGACGCATACGTGACCCATCAGGAATGGGATCGGAACGAGCATCCCGAACTTTCGCTCGAGCATGGTGAGCGCATCAGCATGTTCCTCGACTGCTCGCTGAACGACGACAGCACCGCCCTCGTGGCCTGCCGCATCTCCGACGGATTCGTCAAACCATTGGGCTTGTGGCAGAAGCCGGCGGGGGAGCGTGGCAAGGACTGGCGCGTGCCCAGGGAAAGCGTCGACGACGTGGTGCGCACCGCATTCCACACGTACGACGTGGTCGGCTTCTTCGGCGACCCCAGCCACGTGTTGGACTCCGAGACCGGACTGAGATACTGGGACGCACTGTTCGACAGGTGGCATCGCGACTACGGGCGCCGACTCAAGACATGGGCCGTACCGTCGGGCCGCGACAGGCACGCCGTCATGTTCGACATGATCAACACCGACATCCAACGCAGGTTCGTCACCGCGGTCGACCAGGCCTACACCGACATCACGGAAGGCGACTTCCCGCACGACGGTGACGCCAGACTGCGATTGCACATGCTCAACGCCAGACGCCAGCCCACGAGGGTCGGCATGAGCATCGCCAAGGAAAGCCGCGAGTCGAAACGCAAGATCGACCTCGCGATATGCGCCATCGGCGCCCGCATGGTCAGACGCGAATACCTGAACAGGAACTCCAGAAGCGGAGGAGGACAGCTATGGTGACCACCACCGGCTACGACAGCGAGAAACAGGCGTTCGCCGCATTGAGCACGCTGCTCATCCCGGCGTTCGACAATGAGACACCGAAACTCAACAGGATCGACCGCTGGTGGCGGTGGAACCCCAAACCCATCCGCCTCAACGTCGGAGCGACCCCGGAACACCGCATGCTGCGCGACATGGGCGAGACCCCATGGCTCGGCCTCGTGGTCACCACGCTCGCCCAGACCCTCTACCTGGAAGGAGTCGACTCCGAAACACAGGACACCGGCGACGCGCAACGCTTCTGGGAACCATGGCAGCGCAACCGCATGGGCGAACGCCAGATCGCACTGCACCGCGAGGCCATCGCATACGGCACCGCATACACCGCCGTCCAAGGCGAAGACACGCCGGACGGACTCCATGCGCGAATCGACTGCTGGAGCCCACGCGACGCCATCGCCCTCTACGACGACCCCGCATCCGACAACTGGCCGCAGATCTTCATGCGCCGCCGCAAACTCGGCGACAAAACCATCGAATACCAGCTCTGGGACGCCTGGAGCATCTGGACATGGCGCAGGACCGGCGGCACATGGGCCTTCGACGGCCAGACACCACATGGAGTGGCCTCGCCGGACGGCGACCCCGTCTGCCCCATCGTCAGATACTGCAACCAGCGCGACCTGCAGGGCCGCGTACCGGGAGAGGTCGAACCCTACATCCGCATGGCCAGCCGCCTGAACAAGGACAACTACGACCGCATGCTCGCCCAACACTACAACAGCTGGAAGGTCAAAACCGCCACCGGCCTCGACATGAGCGGACTGACCGAAGCGGAAAAGGAAGCCAAGAAACTCCAGATCGAACACGACAGCGTCCTCGCCGGCGGCATGGACGTGAAATTCGGCAGCCTTCCGGAAACCGACCTCGCCAACATCGTCGCGGCCAAGACCAGCGACGTCGAGGAACTCGCCGCGGTCAGCCAGACACCGACCACCGCGTTCGGCAAGATGACCAACGTCGGAGACGCCGGCATCGAGGAATCACGCGCCGGATTCTACGCGAAACGAAACGAACGCCGACGCGCGTTCGGCGTCAGCCACATGGACACGCTCCGACTCGCCTCATCCGCCGAAGGACGCCAGGACGACGCCGCCAACTTCCACCTCTTCCCCAAATGGGAAGACACCGACACGAGAACCCTCAGCCAAGCAGTAGACGCACTCGGCAAAGCCGTCCAAATGCTCCACGTCCCCAACCAACTCGTCTGGGACATGATCCCAGGCATCTCCAAACCACAAGCCGACGCATGGCGCGAATACGCAGCCCAACACCCCTCCGCCGACGATATCGCAGCCCAGATCCAAATCGGACAACTCAACGGAAACGGAGCATACGACGATGGCATCGACGGCTAAGGGAAACATCCTGACCGACCAGCACCGCAGACGACAGGTCGCGCTCGCCATCACGGCGGACAGCCAGATGCGGCGCGTCTGGGACGACACGCTCGACGTGAACGACCTCGACCACACGCAGCCGATCTGGAAGAAGGCGATGCTCGACCTGCTCGGACAATGGTGGAAGGTCAGCGCCGACACAGCGACGCAATACCTGCCACGGTTCCGAAAAGCCGAAATCGGCGATGGGAGCGTAAAGGTCGGCGTGCCCCGCTTCAACCGGAGCCAGGCTGGGAAACGACTCGAATGGGGCGGAGTGGCGAACATCCTGTGGCACGTGGCCATGGGACAGACGCAGGAGGCCGCATATCTGGCCGCACGCGAACTGTTCATCGGCATGTTCCACGAGGCCGTGCTCACCGGAGGACGGCTCACCCTGCAACAATGGGCCGCCAAGGACGCGCGCGCCTCCGGATGGCGTCGCGTGTCGGACGGGCACCCATGCGCGTTCTGCGCGATGCTCGTCAGCCGTGGACCCATCTACACAAGCGAGCGGACGGCATTGTACCGCCAGTCGGATGGGGATAAGTTCCACCCGCACTGCGGCTGCACCGTCGAAGTCGTGTACGGTGACTGGATCCCGTCCGACAAGGAGAAACAGTGGATCGACGATTATTACAGAGCCGCTGAGAGCCTGCCCAAAGGCACCGCGAGGACATACGACCGGATCCTGCCGATCATGCGCAGGACCGGAGACTACCGCGACTCGCCATCCGCCCGCGCCTCCGGAGCAATGAAGAAGGACCCTCACTCCAAGAACCAAGGGGTTCGAACGGAAAAGCCCTAAACACGACCACCATATCAGATTTCCGCCGGGAAGAACCCGACGCCATTCCCACCCGCAGGACGGGCCGGAACAAGGAAAGGAGCCCACAGTGGCAGACGACAAACAGCAGGACGGCGACGTCCAGAACGAACCAGACGGCATCCAACAGCCCGATCCGAACACGAATGGCACGGACGGACAGGAGGACGGCCGGCAGGAGCCGAGGGCCCCATGGGAACGCGAGGGCCAGCAGTTCGACCCCGCCACCGCATGGAAGCTCATCCAGAACCTCCGTGAGGAGAACGGCACCCTCAAACACAAGAACGGCGAACTCGCCGACAAGAACCGCGCATACGAGGACGCCAAACTCACCGAAACGGAAAAGACCCAAAGGGACCTCGACGAAGCCAACCAGAAAATCGCACGACTCGAAGCCGACAATGCCTGGGCCCATGCGCTCGCGGCGCATCCTCAGCTTTCGGCCGAGGACCGTGAACTGGTCGAAGACGGAACCCCGGAACGGATCGAGGCGAAGGCGGCGAAGCTCGCCGCACGATACGCCGCACAGGCTGCGGTGCGGAACGGGCCGGCATTCAATGAGCCGGCGAATAGGGCGAAGCCGACGGGAGGAATGGACCCGACCAGGCCGTCGCGTCCATCCGACTGGATGCGCGACGCCATCGACAACAACGACTGACAGCCATACAAGGAGCAGACAATGGCCAACAATTTCGATTCCAACATCAAACGCAACGACCTCGGACAGGCCCTCGTGCCCGACGAGATCAGCCAGGAGATCATCCAGACCATGCCGGAGAAGAGCGTCATGCTCACCCGTGCAAAGCGCATGACCATGAGCGCCAGGAAGAAGACCCAGCCGGTCCTCGCCACCCTGCCAGAAGCCTACTGGGTCTCCGAGGGAGGCCTCAAGGAGACCACCAAAAGCGGTTGGGAGGACGTGAACATCACCGCCGAAGAACTCGCCGTGCTCGTCCCGATTCCGGACTCCGTGCGGGAGGACGCGTCCATCAACCTGTTCGAGACCATGAAGCCGCTGATCGCCGAGGCGTTCGGCAAGAAGATCGACCAGGCCGCCATCTTCGGCGTCGACAAGCCGACCACCTGGGGCGACGACATCCTCTCCGGCGCGAAGACCGCCAAGAACACCATCGCGCAGGGAACCGGCAAGGACCTCGCCGCCGATGTGGCCGCCCTCGGCAAGATGCTCGCCAAGGAAGGCTACGCGCTCAACGGCTTCGCCAGCCAGCCCGGCCTCAACTGGGAACTGACCGAATTGCGTGATACGAACAACCGTCCCATCTACACGCCGAACCTGACCGACAAACAGCCGGCGAACCTGTACGGATACCCATGCAACGAGGTCCTCAACGGCAGCTGGGATCCGACCAAGGCCGTGCTGCTGGCGGCCGACTGGTCGAAGTTCATCGTCGGCATCCGACAGGACATCACCTACAAGGTGTTCGACCAAGGCGTCATCTCCAACGCCACCGGCGCGATCGTGTACAACGCGATGCAGCAGGACAGCCAGATCATGCGAGTGGTCATGCGCGTCGGCTTCCAAGTCGCCAATCCGGTCACCCGCGTGGCCAAGAAGGGCACCCAGTACCCCGCCGGATTCATCCTCCCGCCCACCGGCGGTTCCCCCTCTCCTGAATCCCACTGACGGGAAGGAGCATGATGGCGCGCGAACCATTCGCCACCGTCCCGCAACTGGCCGAATGGCTCGGCGAGGACATCGACGAGAAGTCGGCGGACGGCAAACGGGCGGCCATGGCGCTCAGATTCGCATCCAACCGCATCCGCGCCTACACCCGGCGCGAATGGTCGGAACCCGACCTGCCGGAGGACCTTCAGGACGTGTGCCTCACCTGCGCCGGACGCCTGTGGAGCAATCCGAACGCGGAAACGCAATGGACGCGCCAGATCGACGACGCCATGGACGGCGGAAGCCGGAAGGTCGACGAGGCCGGCGCCTACCTGACCTCCAGCGAGAAGGAGACCCTCGACCAGCTCGTTGCCGGCCAGTCACCGGTCATCGCCGGCATCGGCGTCCTGCACTCCACCAGGAACGAATCCGCCAACACGGACATGAGCCGGTACTGGACGGACGATGAAGACGGCGAACCGTTCCTCATGGCGAAGGTGACGGGATGAACGACAGGACATTGACGAGAATGCGCCGGTGGGCGGAAACCCTCATGACCGACCGGATACGCGTCACCGCACCCGGCACCGTCACGGTCGACCCGAACACGGGAGCCGAAACCGTAGCCCAGAACGTCGTCTATGACGGCAAAGGGAAAGTGCAGACGGCCGGCGGTACGGCGAGCCAGCAGCACAACGTGACCGGCAGCAACGCGGTGGGCGCGTTCGTCCTCGAATGGGGACTCTACCTCCACCTGCCCGTCACGGCCACGACGCCACGCGAGGGCTGCGAGGCCACCGTCGTGGAATCGGCCGATCCGGCCCTCGTCGGACGACGTTTCCGTCTGGTGAACATGCAATCCGAGAAGACGCACGCCACCGCCAGAAGGTGGAATGTGCAGGAGATCCCGATGGAAGGCGGCTCATGATGCATATCGACTCCCATGAACTCGATGAGCTGGCGAGGAGACTCACCGTCGCCAGCGTCCGCGCGCCCATCAAAGCAGCCAACGCCGTCAAGAAAGGCGCGCAGAACATCAAAACCGCCATCAAGGCGGATCTCACGTCGAGCGGCCATACGAACTTCCGTCGAATCCCCATCGCCTACGAGATCAGGGCCGAGGGCATGAAGGTCGAGGCGGACATCGCGCCCGTCAAATCCGTCGGCGGACTCGCCAACATCGCGTTCTTCGGCGGTGCGCACGGCGGAGGCGGCACACACCGCTTCTACGAGCACGGCGAGGACGAGTTCGAAACGACCGCCCGATACGTCGAGGAAGCCGGGGCGAGCCTATGACCGACTTCCTGAAGGTCAGGGAATCCGTCATCCGCCTCGTCGGCGAGATCCGCGGATGGGACGTGTACACGGACGGCATCGCGCCAGCCGGCAAAACCCCTCCATGGGTCGTCGTCGGACTGACCGAAACCAGTCGCACGCATACGGAAAGCCAACGCACGGACCTGCACATCGGCAGACTCGACATCCGCATCGTCGCACGAAGCCAGACAAGCGTCGACATGCTCGCCTCGCTCCTCACGGAAAGGCTCGACGGGGCCCGACCGGACATGCCGGGACCATCCCCGCTCATCGGGGACGTGGACACCGGCAGCAACCCAAGCGACCTGACCGATCCGGACACGGGCACGCCATACATGATGCGCGTGCTCACATGGCGGATCGGCTGGCCGGAAACAACATGAAAGGAAACACACCATGCAGAAAGTCCCAGCACATCTCGGAGACGGCGAATTCCGGACCATCATGGTCGAGGAATCCGGCATCGTGAACTATCTGAAACCAACCGCCACCGAACTGAACAACACCAGCAACCTCGACCTGAGCTACTACCTGTCCGCGACCGGCTGGCACCTGACCCACAGCCAGGACATGATCGACGACGACCGCGAATCCTCCGCCGCGGTCGGACAGATCCCCGGACAGGAAAAATACTCCGACGGCAGCATGGACCTCATCGACAACGTCAACACCCCCGACGCGATCAACTTCAACAAAGCCGTCGACACCCTCACCCGCGGCAAACGCTGCTGGATCGTCCGCCGACGCGGCAAGGCCGTATCCGCTCCATTCGCAGCCGGGGACGTGATCTCCATCTACCTCGCGACCATCGGCATAAAAATCCCGGTCGCCCACAGCGCCAACAGCCGCCAGATGAGCACCATCAACTTCAGCGTCGACCCGATCAGCCTCGAGGAATCCGTCACCGTCGTCGACGCCGCATCCTCAACCGGCAGGTAAACCCAACAACCGCACGCCCCGTGCCAGCAGCCATCCGACACGGGACGTCACCCAACCACGCAACGGACGGCAAACCACGAACGGGACGGCAAAAACACATGAACATCACCATCACACGCCCGACGGCGCAACACCGCATCATCACCGACATGCAGGCGCTCGCGGAAAGCGTACGGCTCGGCAACAGGATCCTCGAACTCGACGCCACGACGGATTCAACCGAGGCGGAGGCATCCGAACGCCGCAAGGAGCAGGATGCCGTCCGCGAACGGCTGGACTCGCTGCTGAAAAGTATCGAGCATAGGACGCTCGTGGTCACGCTCCGCGGACTGAACTCCAGCCAGTGGGCGCAGATCACCCTCAAGAACTCCAGGACGGTACATGGACGGGTGGTCAGTGATCTTCCCGCCATCGCCAAGGAGGCCGCGCCGCTCATGCTGGAATCCGCCGGATGGGCCGACGGCAGCGACGTGGAATTCACCGGCGAGGAATTCTCCAGGCTCATCGATTCGATGACCGACAGCCAGGTCAACGCGCTCATGCAGACGGTGCAGGAGCTCAACACGCCGGTGGTCGAAATCCCAAAAGAGTTGACGCGGCTGGCCTAGCGGATCGGCTTGAGCACGCGCCGGTCCTGCTCAACGACCTGCGATGCGCGAGACGTCTCGGCATCAGCCTGAAACGATGGCTCGGATGGGCTCCATCCGACGACGACCCGATCGAATGGGACGAGACCGAACGCGACTGGATGCGCGCCCTCGACCTGTACGAGCGGCTGCACGAATGCCCGTTATGCGGGTTGAGCACCGACCTGTGCCACGACCAAGGCAAGGTGGACAGTCTATTCGCCGGAGCGCAGGTGGAAACCTGCTGGATCACGTTCCAACGTGAACGCGCGATGCGCAAATACGAGGAGTCCGGTACGGTGCTCGCGCCTCACGCGCAGACGGCGAACCTCATACCGAGGAACTAGAGAGGGGAGATGCCGACGATGGCGTTGAACGAGAACATCATGATCCGCCTGTCGGCCGACACCTCCAACTATTCGACGAGGATGGCCGCCGCGAGCACACAGGCGGAGAAGCTCTCCACCGCGTTGGAGAAGCCGGGCAGCAAAAGCCGGATCGCCACGAATCTCATGGCCGGAATGGGCTTGGCCGCCATAGCATTGGGCGTGTCAGCCACGAAGCTGGCCGCCGACTTCGACCAGAGCATGAGCACCATCCAAGCCGATTTGCAGGCGTCGGACGGCGACATGCAGAAGCTGCGCGCCGCCGCCATCCAGGCGGGCGCCGACACCATCTACAACGCGAATGAGGCCGCGGATGGCATCGACGCGTTAGGCAAGGCCGGCCTGTCCACCGCGGACATCCTTTCCGGAGGTCTGTCTGGAGCGTTGAATCTGGCCGCGTCCGATGGCATGCAGGTCGGCGAGGCCGCGGAACTGATGAGCACCACGCTCAAACAGTTCAACCTGGAAGGCGCGGACGCGGGCAAGGTCGCGGACGCACTGGCCGCCGGCGCGGGCAAGGCCGTCGGCTCGGCCCATGATCTGGGTCTCGCATTGAACCAGGCCGGTCTGATGGCCAACAGCATGGGCGTGAGCATGACCGAAACGGTCGGCACGTTGGCTGCGTTCGCGAACGCCGGCATGATCGGCTCCGACGCCGGCACCTCGCTGAAGACGATGCTGCAACGCCTGTCGAAACCCACCAAAGAGGCCCAGGCGCAGATGGACGAGCTGGGCATCAGCGCGTACGACGCGTCGGGCAACTTCGTCGGCTTGGAGAACTTCGCCGGACAGTTGAAGAACTCGCTGAGCGGGTTATCGCAACAGCAGCGCAACGCCGCCTTGAACATCATCTTCGGCTCAGACGCGGTACGCGCAGCAAACGTTCTGTACTCGGAAGGCTCCGACGGCATCGCCGGATGGACGAAGGCCGTGTCCGACAGTGGTTTCGCCGCTGACGTGGCCGCCAAGAAGAACGATAACCTCAAAGGCGACATCGAACAATTGTCCGGCAGCGTCGAAACCCTCATGATCAATCTCGGCGAAGGCTCGCAGGGAATGCTCCGCAAGCTCGTTCAGGGATTGGATACGCTCGTGGACTCGTTCTCATCCCTGCCCGCATCGGTCCAGCAGGGTACGGTCGCGTTGACCGCCATGCTCGGCGGAGCCGTCGCATTGCACAAGGCGTTGAGGCCGTTGGAGGAATCCGTCGGAACCGTAGGCGGTGCGATCGCCTTGGCCGTCGACCCGATCCAACGTGCCAGGAAGGCGGCCCCGAAGTTGGCCGAAGGCCTGATGCAGGTCGGCTCGGCCATGGGCACCGCAACGACCGATCTGGCCACGGGAGCCGTCACCGTCGGCAAGGGTGCGACGGCTCTCAACGGCATGAAGATGGCCGGCTCAGGAGTCATCGACCTGCTCGGCGGACCATGGGGCATCGTACTCACCGCCGCGACCACGGTATTGGGCGCGTTCATCTCCGAACAGCAGAAAGCCCAGGAGCGTACCACGCAACTGTCGACCGCACTGCATGACGGCGTCTCCGCGACCCAGTACTATCAGAAGGCGCTATCGGACTCGTCAGGAGCGAAAATCACCGACAGCCAGCTCGGCCGACTGGTGACCGGATATGACAACGTGTGGCAGGCCGTGAACAAGGTCGGCATCAAGCACGGCACGTTCGTCAAAGCCATCCAAGGCGAAAAGACCGCCGTCGGCGAGGTCAACAGGGAAATCGAAGCCTACCGCAAGCGGCTCGCCGACCAAGGCAACCTGTTCACAGGCAGCGAATACCGGGTCATCTCGCAGAGCCTCGCCGAACTACAAGGACAGTACAAGGCAAGCCAATCCGCGTCGGCCGACCTCGCACAGGCCGACAAGGAGGCCACCCAGGCAGGCCTCGACAAGACAGGGGCCCTCCTGAAGGGGGCCGACGCGGCAAGCCAATCCGCGGACAGCTCGCAGGATGCGGCCAGCGCCGACGACATCCTCGCCGAAGCGTTCGGAGCGACCAAGGATGCGGTCAGCGACACGTCGGCCGCACTGTCCGAAGTCATCGACGCGATGCAAACCTACTACGGGTTCGCCATCGACTCGTCCGACGCGCAAGTCAACCTCATGGACAAGATCGCATCGGCGAATGACACCATCGGCAAGAGCGCCAAGACCCTCGACCTGAACACGGAAGCCGGACGCAAGAACCAGACCGCGTTGAACGACATCGCCGAAGCGGCCCTCAAATGCGCGAAAGCGCAAGCCCAGAACGGCGACAGCCTCAACGACATCTACCCGAACATCGACAAGGCCCACGACGCGTTCACCAAACTCATGCAATCCCTCGGCAAAACACCCGAAGAGGCCGAAGCCGCGGCACAATCCTACGGGCTGACCCGCAAAGCGGTCGACGACCTGGTCAGCAGCCTGCAATCCGCACCGGACTCGAAAACCATCGAGGTCAAGGTCACCGGAGACGCCGTCGCCAAATTCGAGGAGGTCAAACTCGCCGCCAAGGAAACCCCGGACGGTAAACACGTCACCATCAGTGGCGACAACACCGACCTGATGAAGAAAATCGCCCAAGCCGCAAACGCGAAAATCGATCCCAAGAACGGCACCCTCACCTTGGACAGCAACCAATACATGATCGCCCTCGCCATCGCGAACGGAGCCAAAATCGACGACAAGACCGGCTACCTCAAAGGCGACAACTCCGACGCAATGAACAAATTCCTCGAAACGCAAGGATGGAAACTCAACGACAAAGGATTCATCGTCAACGCGGACGGCTCACCCGCCATGAACGTGCTCACCAACCTGACCAACTACCAGATAGCCGACAAATACTTCCAAATCCACGGAAGCTACGTCGACGCATCCGGAGGCACATACTCGGGCCAAGGATATCGTCCGAAAGGCGCCACGGGCAACATCCCAACAGGAGCCACCGGCGGCATGTACGACGGCAACCAATTCCGATACGCCAACGGAGGCATCGCCTTCAACGGCTACGTCAACCCGACATGGGCCCCCGGCACGGCAACCAGCGACAGCGTCTACCTCGACAACGCGCGCATCGCACGAGGCGAATACGTCCAAAACGCGCTCGCCACCAGCTACTATGGCGTGGAATTCATGGATGCGCTGAACCGAAGGACCATACCTCGTGAAGCATTCGCAGCCATGCCGCAGCAACAGATCGTCGTGAAAGTCGAAATGCCGAAGAACGTTGGCCAAACGGTCGTGAACATGCCCCAAAGGATCGTCGTGGCCGACCAGCCATCCGTATCCGGCGCCATCATCGGCAGCAAGGTACTGACCACATTGAGGGGAGTGAGATGAGCGACGTCATATTGCAGGGAAACGGAAGATCCATCATCCTGCATGGTGATGGATCCTACCGGGGGCCCGGACTCGCTCTGACCGGTATCACGGGATGGTACCAGACACCGGACGCGAAGGTCACAACAAGCTCACGCGGGCAAGGAGACGGCGGCCATGACATAGCCGCCGATGACATCATGTACGAGGCGCGCGTAGTCATCATCGGCTATCGCGCGCTCGCCGGCTCCGACCGCGGCGAGGCATTGCATCAGCTCGTCCTGCTTGACAGGCTCGTGCATGGGCTCGTGTCCTGTCGCGTTATGGACGTCGGACAGGACACTCGCTGCTCAGGAGGCTACTACGTGCGGTCGCTCGAGCAGAAGACCCAGAATCCGCTCTGGCAGAACGTGACCGGAGATATCACGCTCGTCTTCGAACGTCCTGAACGCCTGTCCTCGCTGGCACATTCCGGCGAGGCTCGCGCGTCGGTGGTGCAGTCGGGCGGACTGAGCTACGGCTCGTCCAACGCTGGACTGGCGTATCCGCTGGGTTACGGCGTCACGTCGGATGGTGCGACGGTCATGCGCCTGCCGAACCAGGGCACCTCACGCGCCTACCCGACATTCGTGCTGAATGGTGATTGGCCGGAAGGCTGCGCATTGCGTCTGGCCTGTGATGGCAGGACCTCGACCTTGGGATTCGGCGAAGCCATCCACGCCGGCATTCCCGTCCTTCTTGATACCCGCTCGCGCACGGCGACCATGGGCGGCGTGGATGTGACCTCGGGATTGTCTCGGCGTGGATGGATGACGATTCCGGCCGGCAAGGCATTGACGGTCAATCTCGCGACGCCCGGCAGCGGATGGGTCACATGCGAATCACACGACACATACATGTAAGACATCGTTCGTTTTGGAGGTGCAATTCATGGTTACCGCTTTGGGCATCCGTCCCGACGGCAAGAATCAGGGCGTGAGCCCCCAGGTGCACAGGCACATCATCAGCTCGCAGTGGACGAGCGACGGCATCATCTATGGTCTGAATGTGACCGGCGGCACCGGACTCTCCTACACGGTGAGCGCCGGCACCGCGCTCATTCAGCCGGACGGGCAGAATGGCGAGGCCGTGCTCGCCTACCATCCTGGAGGACAGACGCCGACGGTCACCGCCGGCAATGCCGGACTCCCCAGATACGATGTGGTGTGGCTTCGCGCCCACGACCCGGACAAGGGCGATGACGACAGCCAGCTCGTTCTCGGCGTCACGCAAGGCACTCCGTCCGTCGATCCGGATCCGCCACTCGAACAGGTGCCGTCCGACGTGGCCCGTCTGGCCGTCATGTATGTTCCCGCGGGCATGACGCAGACGAAATCATGCTCGTCCGACGGTGCGGAACGCTACGCGATGCCCTATGGCGCGTCACGCGGCTGCATCGCACGCAACGTCCGTAACTACGAGGGACCCGCGAACATGTCGGACAACGGCAGGGACTATTTCGAACAGGATACGCGATTCTATCTGCCGACCGACAGGTTGATCGAACTCAGGTACACCGCGACGGCTTCGGCCTGCCGGCACGATGATCCGTCGAAACCGACCGAGAACGCGACGCAGATGGCCTGCTGGTACGTCGGATTCCAGTTGGACGGCCAGGACGTGGAAGGTGGAGGCGGCCAGTTCCAGGTCAGCCGCGCGTGGCAGCAGGTGCATCTGAACGCGCTGGTCAGCGTCCCGGCAGGATGGCATACGGTACGCACCAGAAACCACCGTGTCCCGTGGGGCGAGAATGTCTACTTCATCTGCCATTCCGATTCGAAGGAGCGATACCCCGGCCGTACCTTGGAAGTCTGGGACAGAGGCGTGAACGTCGGCTGAAGGAGGATTCGATGAGCTGGAGGACATATGCGGTCGACACGATCAGCGGGCGGATCCTCTGTCCGATCGATCTGCCGAATTTCAGCTGGTCGGTGAGCGTAAGCGACTCATCGCTCTCGACAACCAAGTCGAAGGGTGCGGGACAGGACGAGGTGAGCGGCCTGAAGGTGCCATGGACGGCGGTACCGGCCAATTCGCCGGACGAACGCAGCCGCCTGCTCGCACCCGACCGGCGCAGCATCGCATTGTGCTGGACGAGCCCGTTGGACGACGAAGACGCGATAGGCACGCCGATACTCTGCGGTCCGATCGGACAGCGCAAGGACGGGCCGCTCGACACGGACTTCAGCCTGAACAGCATCTACGGTCTGCTCGGCGACAGATACCTCGTACGTGAAGGCGTCTACGGTGCCGGACAGGGGAGCACGAGTACCGACATAATCAACCTCTCGAATCTTTCCCTGCGCGCCATCGCCGCCGAGGCCGGATGGCTGTGCACCAACGCCAAGCCCGGCGGCGGTCTGCCAATCGACTGGCATTACAGGGGGGAGAGGGGCTCGCATCAGCGTGGGTATGACAGCTGGGACATTCAGAATCTGAAATGCTCCGACGTGTGGGACAAGATCGCCAACGTCGAAAACGGCCCTGATCTACAGCTTCGTCCTAAGCTCTCGGGCGACACGATACGCTTCGACTTCATCGCCGGATCCGACGTGGATCCGGATATCGCGCAATCCACGGTCATCGAACTGTCCAGTTCGCCCCATGGCGGCACGCTGGAGAACATGACCATCGACCACTTGGGCGCAGTCAACCGCGTCTACGCCTCGGGCTCGGGCACGGACAAGGCTCAACTCTGCCACCTTTCCGAAGACCTATCGCTCGTGAACGGCGATCATGAGCCATTTCCGCTGCGCGAGATGGCCTACAGCGACACCGACGCGGCCGACGTGACGCTACTCCGCCGGCATGCCGACGGCATTCTCAACGCCAACCGCAGGCCGCTCATGCAGATCAAGGGCGAATTGCACGCCAACGATGCGGACACGAACGGCACGCCCCTTCACCCGCTCGGCAGTTTCTGGCCGGGCGAGACCATGAAATTGGACGTCCAAGGCTTTCCGAGCCTGTCGGATGGCGTATACGAGTGCCGTCTCATGCAGATGAGCGGCGACCAATCGGACAAGGTGAGCCTCACCTTCGATGCCATGGAGGATCCCATGGCCTGACATCTTTGGAGGATCGATGTCTTCGCACGTCGAATTGAATCCCGGTGACGACATGCTTGGGCTGTGCCTGGGCCTTAAGGCCATGCGCCTCGCATCGACGCAGAAAACGCACAAGACCGGTACGATACGCATTCCTACCTCCACCGGCAAGGATTTCATCGCAGGTAAGGGTGCCGAGGATGGGGCGAACTGGATTGACGACGAAGGCAATCAGACGCCGCTCGTCGATACTGCATCCATTGATGCGGCTGTCGATGAGATCAGCAAGAAGGCCGACGCTGCCGCCGCCAGTGCGGATAAGGCGTATGAGGAAGCGAAGAGGGCCGGCCAGTTGGCGGTGACCGCGAGCAGGCCGGAGTATGCGACTTCGACGGACGCGACGGCTACACCAGCCGACGGCTGGTCGGAAACGCCACCAACCTACGTGGACGGCCAGTACACGTGGCTGAGGGTGACCGTCACGTATGGTGACGGGCATACGGAGCTTTCCAATCCAGTCCTGATGACCGGGCCGAAAGGCGGAAAGGGCGAGACCGGCGAGACCGGTGCGGCGGGCGTGTCGGTCACTTCGTTGACGACGTTCTGGCGGCTGGCGGCGGACACTCCGGACACTCCGAGCGGGGCCGATGATCCGTCCGGGTGGAGCTTGACGGAGCCGAGCATTCCCGACGGCTACGAGGGCAAGCTGTATCGGACGATTCGCACGATCATGTCGGACGGCACGGCCACATGGACGAGCCCCGACGTGGATAGCATGTTCGAGTACATGGCTCGCACGTATAGGACCGCTTCCGGTGCGGTTACCGTGTCGAGTGAGGCGAAGCGGACGGCTGAGGGCAATGCGGAGACGATCAAGCAGGTCGGCGCCACCGCCGATGATGCGCTCAGTAAGGCGACTACGGTCGAGACGAATTTCGCCGGTTTCAAAACCGAAGTGAGCGAAACATATCAGACGAAGGCCGGCATGTCCTCGTACGGTACCAAGTCGTATATCGATGAAACTTCGAAATCCGTGGCCTTGGGAGTCGTGCAGGATTACAAGGGCGCCGACGGTTCGGGGCTTGCCACGAAGACGGACATCAGCGTGTCGAGGACGGAAATCACCAGCGAGGTTTCCGGCAGGTACGCGACCAAGGATGGCGTCAGCGAGGAAATCAGTTCGAAGATCGCGCAGAACAACGGTTCATGGGAGCTGAAGTTCGCGACGAAGACGGAGGCCAAGAGCGCGCAGGACACGGCCAACACGGCCAACGCGGCCGCATCCGACGCGCAGTCGCGCGTGGGGAATCTGGAACCATGCATCCGCATGACCTCCGACGGCGTGAGGGTCGGCAAGCGTTCCGGCGACAGTTTCACCGGCACGAGCGCATTGGTCGGTACGGGCGGCACGTTCGACATCCTGGACGAGCATGGCGAGCGAATGCTCGAAATGTCCGACACCGGCCTGCGTCTGCCGGTCCTGAAGAACAATACGGCGTTCAAGATCGGACGATACCATCATCCGACATACGATTCCGACGTCGTGTACATCGGCGACGATTATGATTCCAACGTCGCCTCGCCGGCCCGGATCGAATTCAACAGGAACAGCATCAACCTGACCGCGAGACTGCTGAACATGAACCTGACCGACAGTCGTTTCTACGTCAACGGCCATCCGATGGGCAAGGCGAGCGACATCAAACAGAGCCAAAGATGGTCGAACATCAACATGCAGGCATGGAATTTCGGCAACCTCGGCATCGTCAACATCCTGCACCCGTCCGGAACCAACGCCCACATCATGGGCAACGACGATCCCACCGAGATCGGGCGCATCAGCCCTCTGAACGCGCCGAGGGATTACGTGGGCTGTACGCTGGCCGCCTACGGCAATACGACCCTGTTCGCCGAGGTCACGCCGGCCGGACTGGTCAAATGCTTCACCGCGTTCGGCGGCCAGCACGACTGGGATTATTTCACGGGAACGATCGTGTTCCCATTGACATGGTAAGGAGCAAACGACAATGACCGATGCGACCATTCTGGATGGCATCCTCGACCTTCGTCCGGACAGGGACACGATCACGTTCCAGATGCTTCGTCTGGGATTGCAATACGAGGGCCTCACCGACGGCAACGAGGTGTGGAGCAACTACGGCATCGGCGTCGTGGCCGCGTTCCCGCATGAGGATCCGAAAATCGTGACGGTGACGGATGTCGACATCAAGGAGTCGTTCCACATTCCCATCGAACGGATCCCCGAGATCAGACGGATCAAGACATGGCGTTCGGATGGTTCGGAGATGCTGGGAGATTGACGATGCCACCGTTCCAGGAATTGTTCAATTCGCAGGAGTTTTGGAGCGCGGTCATCATCAGTCTTATCGGCGGTGGCGGCATCGTCGGTGCGATCATCACCGCGTGGAGCAGCAGGCGGTCGAAATCACAGGAGGACCGTGACGGTGCCGAAGCGGATAAATTGGCTGCCGAGGCCGCGCAAGCCGCCGTGCAGATACTCACGGATTCGGTGATTCAACCATTGCGTGAGCAGGTGGATAAACAAGCTGCCCAAATCCAGCATTTGGAGGAGAAGCAGGCCATGCAGACCCAGAATCTGGAGCAGACGCAGCAGGATTTGGAGGAGAAGCAGGAGGAGTATTTCGCACTCGGCGCTTACACGCGAAGCCTGTTCCATTGGCTTCAGGAGTTTTGCGAAATCATGGAGCCCGATTTTCTGGCCCGTCATCCGAAACCACGCTTGCCGGACAAGCTGCGACCAGACATCGCACCGGAAACCATTGACAAGGAGGGGTAATGTGATCAGGTTCCTCGTCTTTGCCAGCGTCCCGCTTGCATCCCTGCCCCACCGGGCATAAAACCGACCATTTTCCTGGGCCACACCATGCGGTGCGGCCCTTTTTCATTGCCCCATCGGGGCGGAAGGGAGGCGTCATGGCCGACGAAACAGTGGCGATGGCTCCGGAGATGACACCGCAGGGCGACAGTCTGCCGCCCGACGACATCACGGTCGTGTCCGAACAGGATGCGGCCAAGGCCGTCGAAGGATTGGAGGACTAGGCATGGCAAGTGTAAGCACTTTGGTCAATCGGATGCGCTACTGGTGCGCCGTCGCCAACCTCGGCTACAGCCAGACGGACCGGTGGAACTTCAATCCGCAGGCCGGCAACTGCGACTGCTCGTCCCTGGTGATCCACTGCCTGAAGGAGGCGGGCTTCGACACCGGTTCGGCCAGCTACACCGGCAACCTGTCGAGCAATCTCGTGGCGCGCGGGTGGAAGCGCCTGCCCGTCGACGGCCATCCGCAGGCCGGCGACATCCTGCTCAACGACGTGCACCACGTCGCCGTCTACTTGGGCGGCGGCCAGCTCGCGCAAGCCAGCATCAGCGAGAAGGGCACCGTGTCGGGCAAGGCCGGCGACCAGACCGGCCGCGAGACCAACATCAGGGGCTATTACGACTATCCGTGGTCCTGTTATTTGAGATACGTGGGCGCCCAGTCCGCGACCTCAAATACTTCCGATGGCATGCTCGCGGTCGACGGCAATGTCGGCCCCGCCACCGTACGCAAGTGGCAGCAGGTCATGGGCACCACCGTCGACGGCATCATCAGCGGCCAGCTCGTCCCGGACGAAAAGACCTACTGGCGTCCCGCCATCGACTCATCCGTCGTGCGGTACGGCGGCACCGGCAGCGACCTGATCCGCGCCGTCCAGAAGACGCTCGGCTGCGGCGTCGACGGGCTGCTCGGCCCCGTCACCATCAAGGCCATCCAAGCCCACTACAACCTTACGCAGGACGCGAGCTTCGGACCAGCCACAGCCCGCGCATTGCAGGCCGCACTCAACGACAACAGATTCTAAGGAGGATCGATCATGGCGGAGCTTGATACGGGCGAGCCGTCCACGGCCACCGGCATCACCAATGACAAGGCTGATGGCAACGATAATATCCGTCCCAGGCATGCGAGCGGCGGCGTCGACGGCGCTTTGCCGCAGTGGTGCAGGGCCGCGGCCGTGCGAGCAGTCAAGACCGCGGCGCAGGCCGCGTTGGGCGTCATCGGAACCGGAGCGATCGGCTTGATTCAGGTCGATTGGCTGAATGTGGCGAGTGTGGCCGCATTGGCCGCGGTGGTCAGTCTCCTGACCAGCATCGTCGGTGTGCCGGAAGTCGCCGGCGGCGATGCCGTCACACGGCTCAATTAATTCCCGGGACCGAAAACCAGACTCGTGTGCGAAGAATCGCACCGGATGGTGCTTGATGGAATATTCTGCACCCGGATGCAACATTGCCCCCTCTCCCGGCACCTGCCGGAAGAGGGGGCATTTTTCCGTTGCTCGAAAGATCATTTCGTGACAACATTTTGACAACATTTTTTAAAGAACGACGTAATTTCTGTCATGTTCATAATGAACGTGAAGAGCCGAAAACCATTGGAAATACAAAGAAAGCCGCCATTTCCGGCGGCTTTCGAATGGTGGAGCTGCGGGGAATCGAACCCCGGTCCGATAACCGAACCCTCAGTCTTCTACGTGCGTAGTCTGCTGGCCATGCGGCGGTTTTTCTGCCCCCAT